TTATTCACTACGCTCATTAAGTTCTCAAGCTGGAAAAGGTACATCCGATTCAATGAGTGAATTTTATGGATATTCACACACATTATCACTTTTACTTATGATTGTTTCAGGTGGTGGTGGAGGAGGACAGCACATGGGTGGTGGTGGTGGCGGTGGTGGTGCTAAAACTGAAGGTTATACTATGACTAAAGGTGGTGGAGGAATTAGTGTTACAGTAGGTGGAGGAGCAGGTGGCAGAGCAGGTAATTGTGATACTTATTATGCCGGTGCCGCAGGATTTGGTGGAGGTGGTAGTTATTTTGGTGGAGTACATACTTACGGAGGTGGTGGAGGAGGCGGATGGTACTTTAATGGTGGAGAAGGTGGATGTGGAGGTGGGGCTGGTATAGGTGGTGGAATCAGAGGGGGTTATGGCACATCGGGGATGGGATATGATGGAGGAAATACAGCAACATTTGGAGGAGGTGGCGGAGGCGGAGCCGGAGGCGTTGGGGAAACTTCAATTGATGATAGAGGTGGACGAGGTGGATCAGCTCGTAATTTTTCAGGCGATAACTTTGCTGAATATAATTGGCAAGGACAAGGAGGTTCTGGTGGGTCATACTGGAATTATACTACTACCCCAACATCACAGAATAATGGTAGTCATGGAAATTTTGGTGGAAATGGTGGAGGTGGTGGAGGTGATTATTGTAATAATTTTAATGGAAATGACAGGGATGGTATAGCTAATAGAGGTCAAGGTGGTGGAGGTGAAGGTGATTGTGGATGTAGACGGGGAAGTAATGGAGGTTCAGGTATTGTTCAAGTAAGATATGCTGGTGGTACGGCAGCTTCAGGAGGAAATTATACATACACATCAGGTGGATATACAATACATGTTTTTTTAGGTTCAGGAACATTTACTCCAAGTTGTTAATTATGGCACATTTTGCAAAAATAAACGAAAATAATATAGTAGAAAATGTAATAGTTGTAAGCGATAAAGATTGTGGATATTTAGAATTTCCAGAAAGCGAGCCGATTGGCCAAGCTTTTATTGCTTCATGTGGAATAGAGGGAAATTATAAACAAACCTCATATAATACAAGTGGTAACCAACATTCATATGGTAAAACTCCTTTTAGAGCAAATTATGCTATTATAGGTGGGGTATATGATCCTGAATATGATGTTTTTTATAGTCAACCAATTAGTGCATATGCTACCCTAGATTTAGATACATTTCAATGGACATTACCACTTAATCCTTCAACTCAATCATTAGAACCAAATCAACGTTGGATATGGAATGAAGAAACTGCTAGTTGGGTTATAATGGAATTTAATATGCCCACAAATACCCACAATTCATTAGGTCAGTTAATTACATATTAAAAGATTAATAATTCTGTTTTTTAAAAAATAAGTTATGGCAAAAAAATACATATTTACAATAATAGGATCAGGTACCTCTGGTTGGTTAACCGCATTATACCTTCAAAAATATTATCCATACTGTGCTGTAAGAGTAATAGCTAGTTCAGATATCGGAATATTAGGAGCCGGTGAGGGTACAACAACAAATGTATTAAATTTATTAATCCGACTAGGAATAAACGAAAAGGATTTATATAAACATACTAATGCTACTGTTAAAGAAGCTATTAAATTTACTAATTGGAATGGAGATGGTAAAAGTTATCACCACATATTTAATAACCGAGACTGGTTTAATCCATCGGTTTTTAATGGTGATACTAATCATGGCCTTCCTCCAATAATATTAGACGAAATTGCTCATGGAGATAATTTAGATAATATTCTTATAGATGTTGATTTACATAAATCAAATAAAATAAAAAAGATACTAAGTTTAAATCCACACAATAAAGTAGAAGACCCAATTACTCATTTCGATAGTGTAGGACCAAATGCAATTCATTTTGATGCATCATTGATGGCAAATTTTTTAAAGAAAATTGCAATTGAACGTGGTATTGATTATGTAGATGATGAAGTTGTAGATTTTTCATTAGACAAAAACGAATATATAGAATATATTCATACAAAAAAAGGTAAAGAATATGCAACCAATTTTGTCTTTGATTGTTCTGGATTTAAAAAATTAGTTATAGGTGGATTGTATAAATCTAAATGGATTTCATATAAAGAACATCTTCCTATGAAACGTGCTATTGGATTTTCAATGGATTTTGAAGATGAAGATGAAATCCCACCATATACTGAATCAATAGCTATGGATTTTGGATGGGCATGGAAGATACCACTTCAAACTGGATTTAGATGTGGATATGTATATGATTCAGACTACATTAATGAAGATGAAGCTAAAAATGAAGTAATCAAAACATTTGACAATGACGTAACATTTGGAAAATCATTTGAATTTGAAGCTGGATATTATGAAAAATCATGGATAAACAACTGCATTGCAATAGGTTTATCTGCTGGATTTGTTGAACCATTGGAAGCAACATCAATAATGGTTCAAGCAATATCATTAGATGTTTTTTTAGATAATTTTATGGGAGTTAACCCTGAAAAATCATATTATAGAGATCGCTATAATAAAACTGTAGAATCTATTAATAATGAAAATTTAGAATTTATATATGCTCATTATCTAACAAAGCGAACATCTAGTAGATTTTGGACAGAATTTAAAGATAAAAACATTACTCCACAAGGTGTTGTAAAATTATTAGATGAATGTAAATTAACAATGCCTGGTTATGCATTTTTCTTTGAGAATGGTAAAAATTATTGGACATATAATTTTCTTAGTTGGTATAGTATTTTAGCAGGATTAGAATTATTTGATAGAACTAAAGCAGCAGAATTAATAGAAGGTATGCTAATGAGTACTCGTCGTGATGAAATTTTAATCTTTATTAACAAATATAAAGCAAATATAAAATTAACGGCTGTTAGTTCATTTATAAAACATAGTGAATTTATCAAATATATGATACAATAATACCAATTAAAAAAATAAGTTATGATTTATCCAATTGTTTTTGTTGTCTACCTGTCTTTATTATATTTTGCTATTGGTTATGATAGAATATTAAATCGGTATCAAATGTATTTTGATAAAAAATACTGGACTGATTATAATATTATTGAATTATCTGCTTGGATGGCAAAAGCTGTTATCATCATACCCGGATTAATATTTAGTATTGAATTATGGTATATGCATTTTTTAACATTAGCAACATCATCAGCATTAATTTGGGCATCAATGAGAAAATCATTACCAACATTAATTTTATTTAATACAATTTGGATTTGTATATCGCTTACAATTATTATTAGACACCTGCATGGAGTATAAATTAGTATTTCCAAGAGATCAATCAATTAATCAAACTACTCCTTATATTATTGATAATGCATTCAATGAAGAGGAATTAGAATGGATTAATAATTTACAAGCATTATACCCATTTCAACATGCTGATGTAGTAGGAGATAATAATGGAATTAGAGAATCAGAAATTAAATGGATGTATTCAGATGATAAATCATTTTGGGTATATAAAAAAATATGTGAATATGCTAAACAGGCAAACGATGAATTATGGAAATTTAACCTAAATTCAATAGTAGATGCTATACAATATACAGTTTATAATGAAGGTGGGGGGCATTATGGTTGGCATATAGATATTGGACCAGGCACAATTAATCATCGTAAAATAAGCTGCACAATACAACTATCAGATCCAGATGAATATGAAGGTGGTGATTTTGAATTATGGACAGGTGGGGATTTTAAAACAATAGAACGCAAACAAGGATGTGCTATTTTATTTCCATCATTTTTAATGCATAGAGTAACTCCAATAACAAAAGGAACTAGACGTAGTTTAGTTTTATGGATGGGTGGAGATTCTTATAAGTAATCTTAAATTATTATATATTTATATACAAAACACAAAATAAAGGTAAAAATGAAAAATCAATCATTAAAATTATTTGAATTATTAAATTTAGAAGCTGAATTAGCTGGTGCAACTAATAACCAAACAGGTGAGAAAATCATTGAAGGATTATTAAATCAAAAAATACCAGTAGTAACTAAATACCACTTAAATAACTTAGTAGAATCATTAGCTGCAGAAAAGAAAGTAATTGATTCATTACGTGATGAATTAATCAAAAAACACGGTACTGAAGATGAAAACGGTAATGTAGGTATTTCAATGGTTATTGAAACTGAAAAAGTTGATGACAAAGGCGAACCAATCAAAGACATTAATCCAGCATATATCGCTTTTAATGATGAGTATGGTGAGTTACTAAATCAAGAAAAAGACATTAAATTACCTCAAATTAAATTATCTGATTTAGATAAAATCGAAACAAAAGATAATTATGTTCTAATATTTAAACATCTAATTGAACAACCATCAGTTGAAGAAGTAAAGTAATGAATAAGTTTTTAGAAATAACCAAATCATGGATCACAGCATTGAATCCATCGGAGGCACAACAACAAAGAGCAAATCAGCGTATTGCTGTATGTAATGAGTGTCCTTATAGAAAGTATAACGATGTAGGTGATTTTTATTATTGTGGAAAATGTGGGTGCCCACTAAAAGGAAAAGTATATTCACCAGTAGAAAAAGCATGTCCCGAAAACAAATGGCCAGTATGATCAAAGCAACAAAAATAACCGAAGAAGAATTACAAGAAGTACAACAACTACAGAAAGATTTTCAATTAGTAACATACCAGATTGGAGAACTATCTATAGCAGAACATAATATCCAATCACAATTGGATAATGTTAAAACGGAATTAGTTAATTTCTATTCTAGTTTAAAAACTCTACAACAAAAGGAAAATGATTTATTAGATAAATTTAAATCAACATATCCAGATAATAATATAAATTTTGAAACAGGCGAACTTTCATAGTTCGCTTTTCGTTTTTATATACTGTCTATATATTTATTGTAGAAATACCCAAATTTATAATCATTAAATAGCAATGGCAGAAAAAATTATATCACCTAATGTATTTGTTCGCGAAAGTGATAAATCATTAATATCAAGAGGACCTGTTGTAACTGGAGCAGCAATTGTTGGACCTACAGTTAAAGGCCGACCATTAGTTCCAACTGTGGTTACCTCATATTCAGAATATCAATCCGTGTTTGGTGAAACTTTCAAATCAGGAAGCCAATACTACGAATATTTAACTTCATTAACTGCTAAGGAATACTTCTCAGGTGGAGGTACTTCATTATTAGTAACTCGTATTGTATCTGGCTCTGTTTATAACACATACGCTCAAGCATATGTAAATAAGTCAGGTTCTACTTTATCAGCAGCCGCTTCAGCTTCATTTACTTTAGAAGTATTATCATTCGGTACTGGAGCCAATAACACTGGTTCAATTTCTTCAGCAAATGCTTTAGGATCAGGTACAGCCGATAATATCCGTTGGGAAGTAACAAATACCGATTTAACAAAAGGTACATTTACTTTAATAGTACGTAGAGGCGATGATAATAATTCAAATAAAAACATATTAGAAACATTCTCTAACTTATCATTAGATCCACAACAACAAAACTTTATTTCACGTGTAATTGGTGATCAGAAATTTGTATACACATCAACTGATGGTGGGTACTTACAAATAACAGGTTCTTTCCCAGTAGCAAGTGAATATATTCGTGTTGCCGGAGTTACAACTTTACATGTTGATTCAATCGATAATGACGGTGTATTTAAAACCTCTACTTACTCAGGATCTTTACCAGCAGTTGGCTCAGGTTCATTCGGTGGTACATTCGATGGTGGTGTTGCAGACACAAATCGTCAAGGATTATATTTTGAAAGTATTACAACAAATAATGCTCAAGGATTTGCACCAGCAGACGACTATACAGCAGCATTATCATTATTAGCAAATAAGGAAGAATTCGATTTTAACTTATTACTTGCTCCAGGTACATTTATGAATACATCATTAATTTCGGCTTGCGAAAATAGAGGTGATGCATTCGCTATTGTAGATCCAGTTGCTTATGGTTCAACTAAAACAGCAGCAATATCAGCTGCAGCTGGTTCAACTTCAAATTACGCAGCTGCTTATTGGCCATGGGTTCAAACATTTAGCTCAACATTAGGAAAATCAGTATGGACTCCAGCATCAGTAGTGATGGCAGGTGTGTACGCGTTTAATGATGCAGTAGGTGCTGAATGGTTCGCTCCCGCAGGTTTAAATCGTGGTGGTATAGGATCTGTAATCCGTGCTGAACGTAAGTTAGCAGCAACAGATCGTGATGATTTATACTCAGCTAATGTAAATCCATTAGCAACATTCCCAGGTGAAGGTGTTGTAGCATTTGGTCAGAAAACATTACAAAAACGTGCTACATCATTAGATCGCGTAAATGTTCGTCGTTTGTTGATTAACTTGAAACGTTTCGTTTCTTCAGTTTCTCTTCAATTGGTGTTTGAACAAAACACAACAGTAACTCGTAATCGTTTCTTATCAGTAGTTAATCCATACATGGAACAAATCGTTTCAAAACAAGGATTGTATGCTTATAAAGTAATAATGGACGATACAAACAACACAGCAGATGTAATTGATCGTAATCAATTAATCGGTCAGATTTATGTTCAACCTACTAAAACTGCTGAATTTATTATCTTGGATTTCACACTTCAGCCAACTGGAGCTACTTTTCCAGCATAATAAAAATTTAAATAATTGATATTTATAATAAACAATATATAACAAATGGCAGTATTAGACGCATCAGAAATTATGTTTACAGCTTTTGAACCAAAGGTTCAAAACAGATTCATAATGTACATAGACGGTATCCCAGCTTACCTAATTAAAAAAGCTTCATCTCCTTCATTCGAAGCTAATGAAATTATATTAGACCACATCAATACTTACCGTAAAATTAAAGGTAAAGTAAAATGGGCTGATATGACTTTAGAACTTTACGATCCGATCGCTCCATCAGGTGCGCAAGCAGTAATGGAATGGGCTCGTTTAGCTCACGAATCAGTAACTGGACGTGATGGTTACTCAGATTTCTACAAGAAAGACGTTGTATTAAACGTATTAGGACCAGTTGGTGATGTTGTTTCTGAATGGATTGTTAAAGGTGCTTATTGCAAAACTGCTACTTTTGGAGATTATGATTGGTCATCTGGAGAAGCTGCTGCCGCAATTTCATTAACAATTGCTATGGATTATTGCGTATTGAATTACTAAAAATTAGATTGTGAATATTTAAAAACCCTTCGTCATATTGTCGAGGGGTTTTTTGTTTTATATATTTATATACGCACAATAAAATTGTTATATGGAACCAAAATTTAAATTACCAACTGAAACAATAACCCTACCATCAAAAGGCTTATTATATTCAAAAGAAAACCCATTATCTAAAGGAGAAATTGAAATGTCTTACATGTCTGCAAAACATGAAGATATTTTAACTAACATCAATTATATTAAAAATGGAACGGCAATTGATAAATTGCTTGAAGCATTAGTTGTTACACCAATTGATTTTAATGATCTAATTGTTGGTGATAAAAATGCAATTTTAATTGCAGCTCGTATTTTAGGATATGGTAAAGATTACCCAATGCAGTTTATTAATGAAAATACTAGACAACAAGAAGAATACGTTGTTGATCTAACTACATTAGATGAAAAAGAATTAGATGAATCTTTATTTGCCTCAGGTAAAAATGAGTTTGAATTTACCTTACCTCAATCAAAAAATGTAATTACATTTAAGTTATTGACTGGAGGAGATGAAAAGAAAATTGATCAAGAAATTAAAGGATTAAAGAAATTATATCCAAATGATTCATTTGATTTAATTACTCGTTTAAAGTATATGATAACATCAGTGGAAGGTTCACGCGAAAGCAAAGACGTCCGCGAGTTTATCGATAATTATTTCACTGCGCAAGATTCACGTGCGTTACGCGAGTATTACTCGTCAATAATGCCGGATATAAACTTAAAAATTACTATCGATAAAGATGGGTACACACAGGAGGGTGTAACTATACCAATTGGTTTAAACTTTTTTTGGCCTGACTCTGGAGTATAGAGTTCATCTATTCTCACAAATACATGATATTGTATTTCACGGTAATGGAGGATATGATTGGGAAACTATTTATAATATGCCTATTTGGCTTCGTAAATTTACTTTTAATAAATTAAAAGAACATTACGATAAAGAAAAAGAAGAAGCTGAAAAACAACAACAGCGATTAACAAATAAAGGAAATAAAGGAGAAATCGCTAAACCTAACATACCCAAACCTCCAGTACAACCTACATATTCATATAAGGCACCTAAAAAATAGGTGCTTTTTATATTTATATTATATCATTATATTATAATACATGGCTGAGAATCAACAATTTGATGATGCACGAAAGCAAGCAGAACGACTAAATAGAGATCTTGAAAATTTAGGTGGCACTGCGGTTAAAAATTTAGATGACTTTATCAAAAGTTTTGGTGGAGGTATTGATGGTGCCCGAAAAGCTATAGGAAATTTAAGAGATCAAATAGGCGGTTTAGATACTGATGTTAATTATTTAGCTGATTCTTTACGTAAAGTAACAAAAGAATTGGGTAAACAAACTAATTTTAATAGCGATATTGAAAAAGGCTTTAGAAAAATGTCATCTTTAGCTAATCAATTACAAAGTGACCAAAACGGACTTAATACTTTATCTGAAAAAGAATTAAAAAACATTCAGAAAAAAATTAATTTAGAAGGCAACTCATTATCTAAAGCTTTAGAAAATAATAAAAAAAGCCACGAAGATATTTTAAATAATATTGAAAAAAATGAAAGTATTGAAAAAAGATTATTAGAATTAAAAAACAAAAATGGAAGATTAAGTGGTCAGACCAAAAAATATTATGAAGAAATAACAAAGGAATTAGCTAAACAACGAAAAACAGAGCAAGAAATTTTTAACGCTAATGAAGAAGCAGAAGATTTTTTAAAGGGTGAACTTGAAAGTTTTGATTTATTAGTTAAATCAGCTCAAGCTAGATTAGCAGAAGAAATAAAAATAAATGATAAGTTAGGAATATCTGGTAGTTTAATTGATGGAATAGTTAATAAATTTGATAAATTAGGTATTAGTAGTAAATTCTTTGAAAATGTCAAAGAAGATATGAGAGATGCTGCTAAAGCCCCCGATAGTACTAAATGGGATGTATTTAAAGTAGGGTTAACAGGTATTGGTAAAGGATTAGGTCAAGCATTAAAAGATCCAGCTGTTCAATCAATGTTAATTAAACAAGCATTTGATTTCTTCTTAAATGCTGCTATTAATGCTAATAAAGAATCCGTAAATCTATCTAAAAATTTAGGATATGGTGCTGCAGGTGCTGATCGTGTTAGAGCTAATTTTGTAAGTATTGAAGGTTCTACAAATAACCTAAATGTTACTACTAAAAACCTATCAGAAGCATTCAATGAACTATCAACATCTACTGGATTTGTTAG